AATTTCTTGTATTTCGTTTTCTAACAAAGCGATTCTAGTTTTAATTTGTTCGGAATCCGCATCTCGTTCTTTCTTCGTGTTGTTTCTTTGGAGAAAGACTATAAGATACACAATGGCACCCGAGACGATTCCCAAGGGACCTTGTGCTATTAGATTTTGTACGAAATCTTCCATACTACTTTCTCCTTTATGGTGCGTAACCTGTTGCAGTCCAAGTACCAGATGTTCTATTTGCTATATACTTTGAATATCCATCATAGCGTCTCTGTGTTGCCATTCTTCCAAATGCTGATAATTTTGCTGATACACCATAATTAACACCAGTAGTATTTGAAGTAAATGATTTACTATAACCCCAGTTTTGTACAGCCGTAGAGTTAGAAGGCGTAGTAAAACTTTGACTTTGAGTTTGAGTAGAACCAATTAAACTTATAGCAGTAACAGAAGCTCCATTAGAATAACTTGTTGATTTTTGTTTTTGACCTTGGAAACCCATTTTTGTATTCAAAGTAATTTTATATGCTGATACTGTAGAAGTTACTTTCCATCTATTACTTGTATTATACCAAGCAGCAGGAACATTTGATGTATGATATGAAACAGTAGCATATTTTGCAGGCACAACAGCTGTTTTAGAAACACTATTTCCGTGTTGCTGAACAAGTCACATCACTACCTTTTTCAAATGTACCAGTCGCAGTGAAAGCATTTACCTTGAAATTAGCCTGAGCAGTAGCATCACTATATCCAAAGGTGAAAACATTACCAGCTATACTACCACCAGTATTTGAATAGTTGTTGAAACGATAATATGTGTTATATGTTGGTGTTAGTGTAATGGTATCACCAGGATAACCTGTTAATGTATTAGCAGTTAATGTACCATGACCATCAGTCTGTAAGGTCAAGGTGTATTTAGGATAAGTTACTGTTACATTTATATCACTATCAGCTACCTCATAACCCTTTCTTGCCGATGTTGCATATGTATAAGAAGCCGTATTTGCTCCTTCTACTGTTACTGTCGCTTTTCCAAACATTAATGGTATAATCTCTCCTGGCACAGCACTTTTTGGCATATATCCTTCTTCACCATGACCATTTAATGTATAATTTATGTTTCTAATAGAAGGTTCATTATCTAATACTGTTTCATAACCAAATGCACTTGGATTTCCTACCGAAAGCATAGTACTACCACCTCTAGCAAATGATAAAAACAGTGAAGAAGCTCCTATTTTAACTTTCTCTGCATAATCATCAGGAACATATAATACACCACTAGCAAATTCACCAGTTTGGTTTTTATAAGTAGCACTTGTTATGAGATGTGATTCCATATCTTGATATTGTATTATTTCGCCTGGATAACCACTAAATAGAGCAACATAATATGAGTCAGGTCTGGCATTCAATCCTTGACATTCAAAATTAAACTTAGTAACTTTTCCACTTAGATTCGTTAGTTCAGTAGGTGTTGATAGAGAATATACACCTGTGCATTCAAAAGGATAATGAACAAATAGTCTATACTCTGGTTTATAATTCAAAAAAACATTAAAACCAGGAAAAGTTAATGTGTAACCATCGTATTGTAATTTGTATGTATCAGGCATTGTTTGACCTCATTACTTACGATTGATGCCTACTATCTTCATAGGTATAACCCATCTGTTATATGGAGAACCTGCTCCAGCCTCAGTTGGTGTTCCTGTTACAACACCGCTCAAACAATTTGTTAATGAACCTATATTTCCAGTTATTTCAGTATAGTTACTTTCATTTACTTTCCAAATAGATGCCCATAACAAAGTTTGACTATAATGAGCAAATCTTATATACTGTGTTGATTCATCAGTAGAAGGGAAATGTTTTTCAACTACACCACCTTTACTATCATAGAATCTTACACAATCAAATGAAGATAATGGTTCACTAACTGATACGGAAGTAAGATTTGCGTCATACTGTCCTTGTCTATCATATAGCACCGTTTCATCATTACTAAACACAAGTGTATTATCAACCAAATTAACCTTAATGCCAGGACCAGCACTAATTGGCAAAGCACTTCCACCCCAAACTCCACTATTTGTATTTACAGTTTCATAGTTACTATTCCATTCATTAGCACTGATTGCCTGGTGAGCTGTTAAGAATGTTCCACTATTTGTTTGATAACTTGTGACTGTATCGTCAATCGTTCCAGAGTTAGTTTGTACATACTGAATGGCTTCGTCTGCACTAACTGGGAATTCGTCACCTGCGTTAGCCGAAACATAGTCAATCGCACCACTCAACATTGAGGACAATGTATCAACTTCTGCTGTTGTAGCATAAGGACTAAAATCAACGGCAGTTAAATACGTAGCACTTGCGTTTTGGTAAGCAGTTATATCTTGCCAATTTCCACTGTTAGTTTGTACAACATTTGTGAGAGAAGCATCTTGAACAGCACTGAATACTTCACCATTAAGATTTTTTACACTAGAAACATTCATTATTCTTCTCCTTCATTTGGCAACAACCACTGACCACTATATGTAGCAAACAAACTAGATAGAGCATCGTAACTTGCTTTCAATTCGTCAAAGGCACTTTGTGGTACAAATTCACCTGTTACTCCACCTCCGCCAATAGCACTACCTGCGATAGCTGTGATAGCCGATGTATCAGCATCGTATTCTATTTCACGCTTCTGTACTGAACCTGTTAGGGACCAAATTTCATTAGCTGATATAGTATTATTGTATTTTGTGTAACTTACATCACCAGGATTCATTTGAGCAACTGCGGACATTCCTGGGAAATCTAAAGTAATACTTCGCTGTTGGGCATCAACAGATAATTTTGTACCATCAGTATTACAAGCATATATTCCACAACCATTCATATAAGAATATGGAGCAGAAGAAATCATCATAGTATTAGGTATCATATCTGGATAAACAGTTGCTATAATACCACCATTTATACCATTTGCTCTTGGGTCAATAGCTGTGCCTTGATAGTTACTCCATCCAATTAATTTTGCTGGCTTTGATGTGTCCCAAATAACATTTCCATTCTCATCATAACCCCTAGCACCAGAACCTTCTATACTGAAACCTGCACCTGATATATTTTTTGCTTCAAACTTAGGTGACCCAATATGAACGAATGCGTTACCTGGAGCTTGAGTTAATCTAGCTGTACCAATAGCAGTATTTACTGAAGAGAATAGAAAACCATTTTCATAAATTTCTGTAAGTGATTCTCCTTGACCCTGAATAGCAAAAGTTGCTTTAGGACCGGCAGTTATACCATTTGCTGAAAAACCACCCCAAGCAGAATCTGAATAAGCACTAATACCATTTGCAGTAAGACCAAGTGTATTAGCTGTAATTATATTTGGAACTTGTAGAACACTAGATGGTGTTATATAGAACTGAGAATTAGGCGAACCAAAAATCTGACCAACATTTACCAAACTAGTTCCATTAGCTTCAATCGCATTATCCGATGGTTTGCTGTTGTAAGTAATAGTATTACCTATTACACTGTTCATTATGCTATTGGCTAATTGACTAACAGCAGAACTTGGGAATAAACCACTTGTAGCACTCTCAACATCTTCAACAGTAGCATATCCATCTAAACTTTGATGAGCAGTCAAGAATGTGCCTGAAACATCTGCGAAAGCACTCTCGTCTAATTTGTATGAAATGTCTTGATGAGCAGTTAAGTAATTCGCACTGTTAGACTGATAGACCGCAACATCGTTCCACAAACCAGAACTATTTTGAACCAAATCGGTAGTTCCGTTAAGAGAAGCACTATTGTTTGTAACATAAGCATTAACTTCAGGGTCACCAACAGGAATGTCAGCAAAGGCCTGAGCGAGTTCTTCTTTTCCACTTGTTTCATCCTTTGTATAGTAGTTGCTTAAATCAACACCAGTAATATAGCCCTGTGCTGTTACCCAATCTTCTTTTGCGTAACCATCAAGGCTCTGATGGGCAGTCAAGAAAGAACCAGACACATCACTAAAAGAACTTGTGTCTAGTTTGTTGTTAATTTGACCTTCAATAGTTTGTAAGTCTGTTGTGTACTGACCATTCTGCCAAGTAGTAAATGCAGTAGCATCTAATTTGTTATCAATTTGAGCAGACAAATATGAAGGGTCAAATGGATCTGGAATTTGTGCGACTGCTTCATTATAAGCATTTGCGGACGCATTTGCTATATCGTTAGTCCAATCCTTAGACGAAATATAGAGCTGTTCGCCCTGTTCGTAGATACTGATGTTGTCACCAGCAGAGTAAGTCTTTCCGAACTCACCTGTTACAGAAATAACACCATCATCTATACTGATGCCTGAACCAGCAATATAATCTTGACCGACCTTAATTAATTTGCGATTTGTTGAGAGTATGCTCATTAAAGCCTCCTAAACTATTTATGTCCTTTCATTACCATGCTTCGGCAGCCGTTAAATCTTTAAACAAAGCAACCTGAAAGTTTTTCCAATACTGATGCTGGTAAGCAGTACCACTGATTCCATCTGGAGCATAACCCCAAACATCGTGTCCAGTAGATGCCCAAAGAGAACAGTCAAAATGTCCTGAACCATCGTGTAACCCCCAGTACATAGCATTTGTACTAATACGATTACTTACAAATCTAGTTTGTGTTAAACGGTTATTAATATAGAAGTAACTTCTTTCACCTGAAATAGGACAAATTAACTTTACATTGTGCGAATTTGCTCCATTTGTGTTAAGAACAGTTAAAGTCTGATGTTTATAAGTTGAGCCTTCCAAACTATTCCAAACATAAGCACCATTACCGCCAATAGTCTGCCAATCAACATCGCCTTGAGCATTTTCCCAATACCAACGAGGACAGTATATAGCACTATAAGTATATCCAGTTTTTCGTTGGTTTTCTCTACTGTATATACATTCATTATGCCCATATCCACCATAAGTATAGTCATCACCAAATCCGTAACTATAATAAGCTGACATTCCATCTGATCTAGTTAAACCAGTTTCAGCTGCTCGTCTAGTTGCTTTCATAGCAATCCAAGCTCCTGAAGGAGCATAACCACTGAAATGAACATCTTCTCCACCTTCGTGTTCGGCAGTTGGTCCTTTGTAAATCAATGCCGAGTTACCATTACTAAATCTTCCTTGAGCAGTCGCATTAGCAGTAGTATAGATGTAATCATTACCTTGTATGTAACCACCACCAGTTAAATCATATCCTTCAAACTGATTCAACAATGAATTTGGGTATGCTGTAAGATGACAAACTTCGTCTTCGTAACCTCTTAATTTGTCACCACTTATAGTTCCATATTCTGAAGGTAATAGAGTCAAATTATAACCAGCCCATTGGGTTAGGAATTTTCCACTATATCTTACTTTATGTGTACCAGGATAAGCGCATCTCCATTTAGGATTTTTCATAAACTATTCTCCTTATTTCCAATCACTTGGAATTTGAGCAAGCTCTGCTGAACCAGTTTGTGAAGAAACACCGCAATTAAAGAATGCTCGCCCGTGGCTAGAAGGTGGTGTAGTTTGAGTAGATGCTTGTTGGTATAATGCTAAAGCACCATATTGAACATTTTTACAGTTTAAAAACATTGATTTCATTGAAGTAACTTTAGATGTGTCAAATAATGGTATAAATGATAAAGAAGAACAAGCAAAAAACATCTTTTCCATATTAACCACATTAGAAGTATCAAATAAAGGAGAAGATGATAATGAAACACAATAATTAAACATCTGATCCATAGCAGATACATTAGAAGTATTAAATAAAGGTACGGAAGTTAATGATTTACATCCATCAAACATACCAAACATATTAGTAACATTGGAAGTATCAAATAATGGTACAGACAATAACGAAGAACAGTCATATAATATACTTCTCATATCTGTAACATTTGAAGTATCAAACAATGGTACAGATGTTAAAGAAGAACATCTTCTAAACATACCATACATTCCAGTAGCATTAGAAGTATCAAATAAAGGAACTGAAGTTAATGATTTACATTCAGCAAACATTTCACTCATTCTTTTTGAGTTATGAGTATCAAATAGTGGAATAGATGATAAAGAAGAACATCCTTCAAACATATAACTTGTTGCAGTAACATTAGAAGTATTAAATAATCTTATAGAACTCAATGCAGTACAATTATTGAACATATTGTCCATACTTTTAACTGTTTTAGAAGGATTAGCACCCAATACTTCTATCAAATCGGTTTGATTACTTAATAGTGCGCCGCCAAGATGAACTGTTAAGTGTTAAATCCCAAACATTAGGTGACTGAGAAACCTGAACATAAGTTCCTCTTGGGAATGAAGGAGTTACATTGTCTTTAAATCTTAGACGTATTGTATTAGCTGGTAAATTCAAAGGATTATCATTTGCTTTCCAACTTGTCAAATAAGTTCCACCGAAATTCAAATATGTATTTCCTAATTTTAGCATAAAGTCTCCTTATTTCCAATTATATGGAATTTGTGCCAATTCTGCAGCACCTGTTTGAGTATTAGAGCCACAATTACGGAATGTTCCAGCATGAGCGGGAGGATTCGCTTGTGTGCTTGCTTGTTGATAAAGTGCCAAAGCTCCAGATTGAACATTAATACAACCATCAAACACATAACCAATAGATGTAGCATTAGAAGTATTAAATAAAGGAACTGAAGTTAATGAAGTACAATTACTAAATGCCTGTTCCATATCAGTTACACTAGAAGTATTAAATAAAGGAACATAAGTTAATGAAGTACAACCATAGAACATACTTGAAATAGTTGTAACATTAGATGTATCAAATAAAGGAACAGTTGTTAATGAAGTACAATAAAAGAACATCGCTCTCATATCTGTTACACTAGAAGTATCAAACAATGTAAATGTAGTTAATGACAAACAACTTTTGAACATAAATGCCATATTAGTAATGCCAGTTGTATTTGCCCCCAATACTTCAGTTACATTAGTAGAATTAGCAAGTAAATAACTAAAGTCAGTACCACTCTTGTAAACATCATAAATGTCAGTTGTTCCAGTAACTAATGTAGCTGTTTCGTAAGTAGTGGAACTATCCTTAATAGGAGCATTTCCATCATTTGTTCTAACTCTAAGTGTATTTTGTGGTAAGTCAAGTGGGTTATATGGGTCAAATAATTTAACACCATTAACAAACTCATTACCCACACGAACTCTAAGGCCATTTATAAAAAACATAAATTCTCCTTAGCCAATGTAGAAGTAAGTTTCTTGGTTCAATCCACACCAACAGTTTTTGTTTCTGTCATCGTTCCAGTTTCTTACAACCTTCATACAACAACCACTGTCAACTTCCGCAACGAATGTAGTGTCACCATCATCAATCAAAGCACTATATGTTTGATAAGGACCATAAGAAGGTGCGATAAAAGTTATTTCATTCAAATTAGGTAGAGCACTTGTATAGAACCAATTTTCACTAGCGGCAGTAGTAAGTTTGACTGCTGAACAAGTTACATTGAAGTTGTTTGCTGCATTAATTATGTTGTACCAACTAGCACTAACATCAGTTGATGGATATGCTTGATAGCGAATACCCTTAACATTCATAGTAGCATTAGCACCTGCGGGACCTTGAGCAGTAGTGAAATAGAATGAAGAACAATCGCAATTAGCAGTGTAATTTGTTGTTCCATCTGTGCCAGTTATTGGGAATGTTGAACCACCGACTCCATTAGCACTCAATACAAAGTAATCACCACTTTCAAACAAATCCAAACCTGGGCCTGCAGATAGTTCCTTACCAGTGGAACTTACAACAACATAACCACCACTAGAGAACATATCAATACCAGGACCAGCAGAAAGGCTTTCACCTGTTATACTAATTTCGTCTGTTGTGTTGTTAACTTGTATTGGAGTAATACCAGTATAAGTTTTCCCACCTCCTGGAGCATCAATACGATAAGTATTGGTTTCCATATCATAGACAAGTGAAATGTTTTGTCCTGCACTAATGTTGTTCGTAATGACAGTCTTTCCATCAACTGTGGAAATGTTAATACCTTCACCAGCACTCAACTGTGGAACTTCGCCACTTAATGCTGAAATTTTCTGTCTGGCAACGACGTCGGCAAATCCACTAACTTCCGCACCAGGAACTATTGTCTTAACACTACTTGTTTCTAAAGAATATGCCATATTATACGTCTCCGTTTATTAACCACTTAGCACTATATGTAGCCACCAAATCATAGACAGCATTCCACAAAGCACCACTGTTATTGACATTTGTTATAGAAGCACTATTATCATATACAAAGTTATTTACTGCCATATCACCAGTATTTTCTGCCCACTGAGCACTATTAGTATGTACAACATTGTTTACTTCTTCATCACCATTAGTACCTGTATAAGAAATAGTTGTTGTCTTTTCGTTATCGTCACTAGAAATACCAATGTTATATCCACCAACAAGCAAATAAGTATTATCTTCACCTGTGTATGCTGTGAAAGCACTATAATCAAGTTTACCAGTTACAGTGTTCCAATCGGCACTATTTGCTGTGACAACATTGTTAACTTCAATGTTTAAAGCACTATTGTTATAAACATACAAATTAACGGCTGTATCACCAGTATTTTCTTCCCAAGTAGCACTGTGTGTTTGAACAGTATCAGACGCATCTTCCCATTTTGATGAAGGAATTATCTGATGTGCTGTCAAGAAACCAGATGGGTTTCCAGTCATTGGATAGTAACCAGTCATTGAAGAAACTGGTTGATAAGCAGTCATATCGTCTAATGTTGGAACACCAGTAACTGTTAATTCAACAGCACCATATCTAGCAACACCACTCAAGTTATCGTGTAATAAGAAAGTCAAATTATCTGCGGAGTCTACTGGATAGATTTGTCCAAGCAAGGTATCTCCTGTTGGACTATATTTCATTAACTTAACTAAATCATAGTTCTTAATTCCATTCAAACCAGTTATGTTGTTCCAATTTCCACTATTGCTAGTAACAACATCATTAACTTCGTTGTTTATAGCACTATTATTATAAACATAGTTGTTCACTTCAGTATCACCATCATTCTCTGCCCATTGAGCAGAATTTGTTTGAACAACATCACTAACATTTTCCCACTTAGCACTTGGGATAGTTTGATGAGCTGTTAGGAATGTTCCTGAAACAGTACTAAAAGCGGTAGTGTCTAGTTTGTTTGAAATGTCCTGATGTGCAGTTAAATATGTTCCGCTATTTTGTTCGTATACTTCAATTTCATTCCATTTGCCAGAGTTAGTTTGTACAACATTTACACTCTCATCAATGAATGAAGAGTTGTTTGTTACATAGTTGTTAACTTCGCTATTTCCACTGTATGTGGCAGACCAAGAACTAAAAGCACTAACATCTAATTTGTTGTAGAAGTTGTTGATGGATAAACTATAAGCACTATTTGTATATGCCCAGTTATCGTTCAAGTTATTTTGTATGTAAGCAGTGTAACTTGAGAAACTAGAGATAGGCAAATAGCCACTCATTGAACTCTGTGGCATAAAGTAATTTGTTTCTGCTATGCCACTAGCAATTTCCCATCTATTTGGGAAACGGAAGTTACTACCTTTAACACCTATACAGTGGTTGCGATAACCACTCAAATCAAAAGAAGAAAGTACCTGGAAAATCGTATTGTCAGTCAAAGTTATAGTGTCGCCTATAACCTTAGCACCTGAAATCCAAGGGCAATCACCACTTCCACCACCTTGTCCTGCTAATGCGGAACCATTGATGGCACTAATAGCACTGTTTACATCGTAATTAAATTCTAGTTTCTCTTGTTTGTAATTTAATAAACTATCTACTTCGTTCTTATTATAAACTTCTTCTTTCGTGTAATAGTTTGTTAAATCTATGGCACTGCGTGGTAAGAAATAGTTGTATGTTTCGTTCTTATTATAGTAGCTGGACATCGCAGACCAATCTACTTTTGAACTTAAACCACCTTTGATGTCATAATAAGCACTATTGAATGAACTTGTATCTAATTTGCCACTAAAAGCACTACCAAATTGTTCATTAAACCAATCACCATTAACACCAAGTACAATGGATTCTTTTCCTTCTACTGTGGCTTCGTAAGCGGTCATTGTATCGTCTACCGCTAAATTTGTTAATGGAGAAACACCCAATGGAGAGAGCTGTGTGCCTCTTCCAGTCATTGTGTCATCGTGTATAACTTGTCTTAAACCACCACCTGCTACACCACCAGCATCTCCAGCTGCCACATTCAATCTACTAACAATTAAGTTATTGAATGAATCATAGATGTAAACATCGTATGCTAAGTTACTGTCACCCAAAACGACTGCTCTACCATCAGAGCCAAGTGGAATTTTGAATGGGTTTTGTGTGTAATCAAAATTTTGGTAAGTGATATATTTTGTATCAGTACCGGCTTCAAAAACTTCAATGTGTCCACCGACTACTGGTTTACCATTTGTATTTTCTATCTGGAAGAAAGGGTCTAAAATATACCCCAATTTTATTTGGGCTTCTGCCATCGGTTACCTCCATCAGTTGCTTACTTCTAGCAACGGAAAAAATCGTTGTGTCCTATAACTATTTATTACTTTATACACAAAAAAGGTGGCTCTATTGTTAGAACCACCCTTTATCAAGGAGCATTTCCTATAAATTAGTCTTCGTCCTTCAAGTAGACAAGAGAAACACCACGTGCTTCAACTGTGCCTGCCATATATGGAGCATCCCAACGAACAGTGTTGATAGCACTTACACCATCAGTAAATGCGTTAGCAAATACCTTAATGCCAGCAGTATCACCTACACCTGTTTTATCAGAGAGCATAAATTCCATAGTATTGACAGGAGTATAATCGTAAGAACCCTTAGCACGCAACATAGCTGGGAAGTAAGTACCAGATGCTGGGATAGAAACCTTCTTGCCATTCAAAGCAGAAGTGTTAAGGTTACGAGAACCAATGTCATCAGTAATGATCTGAGAAACTGGAACAGTTACAGAAGTGCTAGACAAAGCAACATCTTCCTTAGCAACGAAGGCATAAGGAGTTGTGGTCTTGTCACCAACAGTGTCACAAGCGAAAGCGCCTTTGACGAAAATTGGAGTATTCTTTGGAAGGACCAAGTCAGCACCAGTTGTTACACCAGTGATTGTCAATGAGTCACCAGTTGTAATGTTAGATGCTTTAGCACCAGAGAGAGCATTTACTACATCCTGGGAGATTTCAATAGGTTCCAAGAACTTTTCTTCATTGAAACGAACACCATAGAATGTACCAATGTCACCATTGTACAAAGAAGGAGTTCCTACAGGTTGGAATTGCTGACCATTTGTACGAATGACAGCAGCTGCTTCAGGGTGAATGAAACCAACAATGTCTTCGTTTACAATGGACTTCAAATAACCAGCAGCTTTGGCGAGTGGTCTGAAACCTTCACCAACGAAGCAAGTATTTACCTGTGGCTGTGCCTTTTCAACTTCTTTACGAACAACAGCGTTAATGAGTTTGCCAGCGTATGTTTCGGCAACTTCATCTTCCCACTTAATGTCAGTAACGAGTTCAAGAGCATCAGCACGAACAGAGTTGTTCATATTGGTGATGGTCAATTCAACCTTGCGTTCGTCAATAGGACGTGGAGAGATGACCAAACCTTCAACTACGTTACCAGCATCAGGAATGACGAACTGGTAAGTCTTACCACTTCTCATTTTGCCATTGATCTGGTCGGAGAAATAGTCACGAGAACCAATCTTCAAGAAGCCAGCTTTCTTTGCCATTTCAAGAGAAAGGATCTGGGTTAACTTGGGTGTAATAATTGCGTTATCTACAGGATTCATATTTGTAGCAGCCATATAATATACCTCTTAATTAGATTTTACCTTTTGATTTGAAATACTTAATCGCATCAGCTTCACTCATACCTTGTTTGAGTTCAAAGCCAGGATTAATGTTGGAATTTTGAATGATTTTACCAGTATCAGGAAGTTCCTTCTTTACAGGTGGTGGTGTGAGTGGCTTTGTTTCCTTAGCGGCTCTAACCTTTTCCATTTGAAGCATACGATTTTCCAACGATTTCAATTCAAACATCTTATTGAATGGGTTTTTCATTCGCATAATTCTGTCTGCTGCTTCAGGTTTCATAATAAAGTGTCTAATTAACTTAGGCGAATTATCACTGTCCTGAAGATATGTTAGAATGGTCTTATCGTCTTCGCTCATTAAGAATTCGCTAAATTTGTTGTAACCGTACTCAGGATGTTTCGTTCCAAAATTCTGTTCAGCATCGGCTACCAACATTTGATAGCGACCGCGTTCCATTTCATCTGGGAAACAATTATTGAGTCTAGTTTCAGCAAGTTCACTATTTTCTTGACGGCGGAGTTCATTTTGACCTTCGTCTACTTCTTTCTGTAAGCGTTCAACCATAGCACTATTCCATCGCTGGTTAAAGCGATAGTCATCAAACTGGTCACGATTTCCACCAAAGTCTTGTTCAGTCAAACCTTTGTATTTCTCAAGTTCTGCTTTTAATGCTTCAATTTCTTTAACTTTAGCATCTAGTTTTGCTTGAGCTTCTTTGCGTTTGGCTTTTTCTCTAGCGAAAGAGTGAGCAATCTTTTCTTGCTGTGTTGGAACTTTCTTTGTCTCCTTTTCAACAGATTCAACTTTCTCAGGGTTTTCTTCTGTGACGGGACTTGTAGAAGTTTCCTCTTTAACTGGTTTTTCTTCTGAGGTTTCGGCTGTTGCGGTTTCAGTCGTTGATGGTTCTACATTACCACCAAGTGAATTTTCGTCAGGTTTCACTTCCTGTGATTTGGTTTCGTCTACTTGGGGTTGAGAGGTCCCGTTCATAGATTCTACTTCGTCAAACGATTTACCGCTATTGAAAGCGAGAGCTTGTTCTTCTGTCCAAGCCATATTATTTCTCCTTAATTACAGGTTCAAAGGCACCCGTTGCCTACATTCTTATTTATATTTATTATACAAAAACATTTTGTGGATTTGTTCCAGTACTAAAGTCCGGGTCTAGCATTACGAACAAGTCAACATAATAAGCAGTTGCAGGATATGCTGGGAACGCATCTCTATCAGAGCCAGAGTTCCAGTCGGAAGAAGGCAAGTTACCAATTTCCATACCATAGCTGTATTGTCCGTGTTGTACAAATTCACCTTCAAATGAACATTTGTATTCTGCTATACCACTGTCATCTCTACTTACCATCTGTGCGGCACCAACAATTTGACCGTTCAATAAAGACTGGCTAGTGTATGACTGAAGACCCCAGGTCCACATTACAACACATTGTCCGTTCTTGTGGTCATTATAATCGCCTTCAAGAATACCGACTGGCATTGGTCTTGACTGGAGATGTCCTGAACGAGCAAGGAACCCTCTACCAACACTAAATGCCTTCCAATAGTTCTGTCTAGGAACTACTGATATAATTCTTTCACGATAGTTTAAGAAAATGAAAGGAATTGTTGTTGTACTGAAAATACCTGTACCAGTTGCTCTATCAGACCAATAACCACCATATTTCTTGAATCGTAAAGGTCTATTTCTTCCACTCCACTTCATCAAATATGGTTCTGCGTTTTTGGCATAAGTATAGCTGTGTTCATTATCCTGGTACTTCAAATTCGTTCTATCCAAACGAATCCAGTGTTTATCGTCATAAGTTGAACCGTTACCAATCCAAATACCATTAACAACAGATTCAGCAGTATCTGCGTGAACATAGTGAATTCCGTTATCGTGGAACATATTACCAGACAAATAAACATAAATGACACCACCCAAATCGTTCTGGTCAATTACATTATAGATTTGGTTGTTAATCAACTTAATGTGTCTAGTTTGTATGTAACCATAGATTTCACTGTTACGAACAGTCAACAAAATACCTGTTGTGGCAATAGGAAGGTTAATTTGTGCGTTTTCAATCATACTGTCGCCAATCAAAGTAATACCACCTGTACCGGCTAGACTACCTCTACGCAACTGGATGCTTCCTAATGTAATGCTAGTGTTAATAGTAAGCCAAGAGTCTACAGCATTTATACTGTTGTTTGAGGTCAAACCATTCATTACTAATGAAGCATTATGAAGCTCAATAGAACCACCATTCAAGACCTGAACAGTACCATAGCAATTCTCAATCGTACCACCAGCACGAATTTGTGCGTTAATTTGTTGTTCACCTAAGTCACCATAATCACTTTCGTTCTGTTTGTTCTTTAGAATAATGTAAGTATTTGCGTCCTTACAATTTCTCAACAAAATACGGCAACCACTCAATGATAGTTTACTCCAATCGTAATTATCAGCAAACCAATCAGTGTCAATTTCCATATTTTGTATTGTTATGTTGTTAGTAATCTTCTTATTACATTCCAACATTTCACAATTATTCAATGTTGTTCCACTATAAGGAGATTCTTCAACCTTCAACTTAACATTCTGTAAGTTCAATGGGGACTGCATTTCGTCAATGATGAAACCTTGACGAGCCCAGTTCAATGTGTTTACTGTGTTACTGTTGAGCCAACTTGTCTTAATCCAGTCTGCGTGTATTTCGTAACCACCAATTTGTTGTCCGTGTTCACTGACGAACAAATAGCGACCATCTTTAATAAATTCACTACAGGACACAACAGTACCAGTCGTTCCACGCTTAACAACGAAACGAACTGCATTATCACAAATTATGTTCTGCGTTACACTAACAGTATTACTACCATTGAAAACATAGAAACCATTTTGTGTTCCATTCTTAAAGCTTGGGAAATAAAGGTCCTTACTATATTTGTTTGCGGCAGCTGCGGCTTTTGCTCTTTGTCCTAAGTTTGAACTTGTACCATTCCAAGCATTTGAAGGAATGTCACCGAACCAACGAACGTCAATGTAAGTACCAGGAATTTTCATTATCCAAGCACCAGTATTTTGACTGTTAGATTTTATACAAACACCACCGTCATCAGTATATGTTCCACCTTCGTGCCATACAAAGTAACGAGCAGGACAATCGTCCTTAGTATAATAGCCGTGGACTAGACAAATGTCACCATTTTCCATTCCAGTTAATTCTTTCAATTCGTCAATAGTTTCAACAATGCCATTACCAGCAAAGTCTGTTTGAACAACACTTCCGTCCTTAATGAGTTCTGTTTTATACAACAACCAGCTATCTTCATTGTCATCGGATTCCATATTTCCGTTACCAATGTATCTCCAGTAACGAGCTGTATAATCACCTTCGTCAAGAAGAACTTGGGAGGTTGTAACCCCATTACAATAAATAGGGTTCTCTAAAGGAATGACCTCGTCAGTACCAAAAATGTTCTTCAATGTTGTTGTGTTTGGTTCATAGAAACCAATCTTACCAACAAGTGGCTTATTTCTATCATCTAAAATTGTAGCCCAGGTATCAACGAAACACTGCATATATTACTCCAATCCTAAAATTGCTTTCAAGTTATCTTGTTCCCACTGTTTGTATTCAGGAGATTTCTTTTCATCCCAAGTAGCATAGCCTTTAGACCATCTGTCCTGTTTAGCTTGTTCTAATTCTTCTGGTTTACTACCGCGACCAAGAGCATTTTTACCTTCTTTTACGCCGCGTTCACCAAATGTTTTCCAAGCATCAGCAACACCAGCCATAGATTTAGTCAATGCTCCTGCTTCATCATTACCCTTCAATACTTTCTTATAATGTTCAGTAACGGCAGGACGAACTTCGTCTTTGAAATATGGTTTAAGAACTTCTTCACCATTCTTTTCCATATAAATGTATGGATGTGGATTTCCACCAGCTGCCACTTCCCATTGAGTTAATGCTTCCATTTTATCGTTTCGTGGAGCATCTTTTAATGTTTTCAAGTCCGACTTCATTGGGCTTTCAGGCAATCTATCTACGGCCTTATCCCATTTAGTAGGGTTAGAAGCTAATTTGTATTGATTCTGCCAATCACCACCACCAAGTTGTTCTGTGGACTTCTTAATGTTTTCAGTTTCGTGTTTAGCTTGTAAATAATCATCTGCTTTCTTTAGTTCATCACCAAGTCCATTCTTCCAACCTTTCTCAGCATTACCGGCATATCTTTCACCTCTTCTTAACAACATAGTAGGTGCTAAGTCTGTACCAGCATTGAAAAGCAAATCGTTACCAACATCACCAGCAATTTGGCTCCAGTCTTTTTGATAGTTGCTATCTGTTACTTTGTGTTGAACATCTCTCAATCCACGAACGGCAGGACCAACAACAGTACCACCAATTCCAGGAATGAAATCGGCAACAGCTCCAGCACCACCATAAAGCAAGTCACTAACATCTTCGCCCTTGTTGTACCATTCGCCCTTATCACTAAAGACGGATTTTTCAGGTTCGTTAATGTATCTCTGCTTGGCATAGTCACTAGCAACCATCTTTTTATACCAAGGCCACTTATCTACTTCGTTCTTTCTAGCCTGTATTTCATTGGACTTCTTAACATCTTCCAAATGTTCATCCCAAGCACTATCAAGCTTATCTACTGTTGTGCCTAATTCCTTGGCGACATCTCGTTTGTATGCTTTACTTGCTTTTGCCCAGTCTTCATCGTCCAATGATTTGACTAATCTATCTTTTAGAGGAGCAACACTGACCTTTTGGTTAACTTGTTTGTAACCTGGATAGTCACGGAATGTACCTCTTTTAGAAATCCACCATTTTGCTTTATCAGGAGCTTGAACATAGTCCTCATAATACTTTTCATAAAGACCATCGTCACTCTTTAGCCATTTTTCAATAGATTCTTCCATTGACTACCTCTTACTTTGTACCAATTACTTCGTATGTATCAGTAACTGGATTGTATGCTACTTTAAAACCTTTAGCCTTAGCATCATTTGCTTGTGTTTCCGATTTTAGTATTTGACCTTTAGAATAAGCAGGAGCAATATAACCAGCTTTCTTAATGTCTTCAGGAGTGTAACCACCAAAAGCACCATTACTTTGTTCGTTATAAGCACGCATAGCCTGTTGTCTAGCAGCACCATTCTTCATTTGTTTGATTCGTTCCATTTCTGCTTTCATTGAGTCGGCTAATTCTTTATCAACTTCAGCTTGTTGTTTATTTGTTAAACCAACATTTACTGGAGTTTCAGTTGCCTGTGGAACTTCAACCTGTGGAGCTTCATTTGCTACTGGTTTAAAAGGAACAGGAGTTCCACCTGGGTTATCCAAACCATAACGAGAGTAAACCTGAGCAACTTTAGCTGCGTGTAAGTTTCTTGCTAGAGCTTGGTCATTTGGGTTTGTTGTGGTTCCAAGTTCTTTTTCCAATTCAGCATTAAGAACACCAATTTCACCTTGTGCCTTACTCAAATTATCTAGTTTAGATTTGTTCAACATAGCATTAGCATTTGCTTCTTGAGCTTGTCTATTGGCAGCATTTTGAGCAGCTTGGAAGGCTCTTGCTTTTTCTGCTTCTTGAGCTTGGAATTGACGCTGGATAGAAGCTTGTTCAGCTGCTTCTTTACGAGCCTTTTCTGCTTCTTCTTCAGCTCTAATTTGTTTGCCTAAAGCAGCAGCAGTATCATAAACTCTGTTCCAATCTTGCTGGCGTTCTCTCGCTCTAGCTGCGTTTTGAGCTTTAACATTGTTAGACCAATTCAAAAGGTCAATGTCAAAGGTCGGAATGTTAAAATTATTTCCTGCCATATACTCTCCTTAAATAGAAGCTAAAGACAACTGAAGATTTTGATTTGCTTTATTTTGTTCTAACTGCATTTGTTGGTTAATCTTGTTCTGATTCCATTCCTGGAAATCGTTAGCCAAGTTTCCATACATTGAGATTTGAGTATCACGAACATTCTTTAACTGATTCAAACGGTTCTGTTGGTTTTGAATGTTGCTATTCCAAATCTGATAAGCAAATTGTCTATCTTGGTTCATCGCATTGAGAGCATCTTTATACAAACTCTCATTTTTCTCGGCTACACCAGTAGCAATCTGGTTAGCTGCTCCAGTACCTCTACCAATTCCCGCACCAGCAGCTGTGTGTTGTAACTGATCACTAGTTTTGTCTATAATAGCTTGTTTGTTAGGGGCATAAAAGTCATCTACATCCTTGTCATAGTTAAATTCATCAAAATCATATACAAATTCATTCGGGTCATAGTTATCAACTAAATTATGGTATTGTTCAGCATCTTGCTGTGTACCAACAGAGTTGTGTTCAGCATAATACTGGTTGAACATTTGTTCCAAATTAGCTTGGCTCATGTGAAGTTCCTGAGCGGCTTGCTCAAGGATTCTTTGACGCTTTCTTTCGTCTTCAGTATTAGACCATGCTTGGAACGCACCAGCTAAAAGACCTACACCACCACCAATGACAGCACCCCAAGGACCAAAAGCGGCACCTGCGGCAGCCCCAGCTCCAGCATTGGAAAGCACAGTACTTGTATTACTTGCGGTAGACATAAAACCTCCAATAGATTCAATATATTTATGTTAAAATCGTGAAAAAGAACTGAGACACACCATTGACAGTGAATTTGGTTGTATCACCATCAATTCTATGTGTTCCACTATCATCAGTGAATTTGAATGTATAATGCTTCGGAACTTCAACTTCGCAATCATCCCAAGTATGAACAAAGCACAAATTACCACGAACATTTATACAGTAGTTTTTGTCTTTGTATTTCAAATACTTACCAACAAGAGCCACATTGAGTTCTTCCTGTGTACTAAATTGACTTATATCATTTGTTTGTATTCGGTTTAATTCCATAGATTACCTGTCAATTATACTGTATTTGATTTTACCACCGACAATCGTGAAGTTCACATTATCACTCATACTGATTTCCACACAAAGTATCGTGTGAACACCGAGCTTAAACCATTCAACATTAGTTTGGTATTGACCTTGTTCGCCAAGCAATCCAATCTCCTGGTTAGACCAATCACCACCTTTATCACTGTAACGCATCATAATCTGTGGAGCATAGCCTTCTTGTAATAAGGTCTGATTCACGAAATCACCAGTATTACAAATAAGTTTAATACTGTCCACAACGAAATGCTGATAGTTGTTCATCAACATTCCACTTCGTCTTATACGAAGCATTGGGCGACCATCGTATTCTTCAAACTTGTCATAGTCCAAATAAACTAAATGACCATCATTTGTACCAAACATAAGTTTGCTATCGTGTAACTGTGCGAAGCCCAATCTCCAACAATGTAACTGGTTCGTTACTCTATCTCTACTACTTCTTCTGTGCCACAAATTCTCTGTCAAATCGTACACGAGGGTGTAATCATCGTCATTGAAAGTTAGAGCATAGAACAAGTGACCGTTCTCAGTCCAACATTGACCTGTGGCATCACTAGGGTTTTCCATAGAGTTAATCTTTCGTTCAACATCAGGAGTACTTATCTTACTCAACTGGTTGCCCTTCCATTGGTAAACACCATTTTCACCAATACTAGAACTTCCTAGCCAGAACACGAAATCACCAACAAATGAAACACTGTGTGGAGCTTTAATACCAATGCCATTAGCACAGTTCGTAGGTGAAACGAAAGGAGCATCTACGTCATTGTTGTAAGTGAAAATTTGTGTGGATTTTGGACCGAATGTGTATAACAAAGTAGCATTAGAACAAAGTGCTGTAATGTTGTCAGGAGACCATTCAGCATAAGTAATGAAGCCATAGTTCTTGTAACCAATCTCACCAGGTCTAACAGAATTTATCATAAAAATGTCATAGTCAGTTTGTTGTGAGTTTGTTTCTGTTCTTTCAAAAGGATACTGGTAAGAAATATAGAACGCATCTGTATCTTTATCGTTCACAATCAAATAGTTGTAACAATAAGCACAGTGTGTTGGTTGTATTCTTACTGTTGGTCTGTCTTTTTCTTCTTGACGAATTCTATAAGGCAAAGCAATAGTGCGAAGGTCCGCAATCATTCCAGCATCATCAAGTTCTGTGTTTACTGCCCAAACATTTGAGCCATCAACAACAATCAAGTGTGGATTTGCCGAACCTTCACCACCTGTTTCACACATACCAACTTGGTCAGGAACATTAGTCAAATCGTTTGTTAGTTCTGTTGCTGTATAACCATCGTCAGACCAACGAATTACATACAAACTATGACCGAACACACCAAATAATACTGGTTTACCATTTATGTCACGGCTAGCTTCAAACAAACCACGGCATCGTCCACCAAGTTCCAATATACTTGTTGAACCTTGTATAGAACGCAAAATAGATGTAGACGAAGCACCTTCACCAGTTGTTTCTACATACAAATTATTACTGTCACTTAAATTGGAAATACGAACATCGCTCGTATTCCAACCACCGACAAGGTTTTGTATCAAATTATCCTGTGGCATATTAAATTCCTATAAAGCGACCATTTACGAAATCACTATAAGTGAATGTTGCTCTGTCTAACTTTCTAGCCAAGAATTTGTTTACAGAACTAGAACGTCTAACATTTTCTTCCAGCTCGTCAAGTCTAGATTTGAACAAATTAACTGTAGTATCACTCAAACGAGGATAGTTTATTGACAAATCATATACAAGTCCAGCTGTGAACAAAGCAATAAATTGTCCAGGTATGTTCAATTCACTATCAATCGTGAAGTCAAAGAATTCATTATAAATTAACTTCATATTGTAATCAACATAACCCTTTGGAACATAAACTTCAATAAGTGTTTCACTCACAGGTTTGTAAGAGTACACACAAGCATTGTATGTGAAACGATAAAAGTCTTCATAAGAAACGAAGTTCATTTCAGTCCAATCTGGTGTACCTGTATACTGTGAGAACAAACGAACAACTTCTTGTAAGTTCTGTACTTCAATGTCTGGGAAAGATTCAAACAAGAAACTAGGGTCGCCTACAGGAGACCAGAACTGATTGTGTGATTGTTTTAACCAACAAGTTCTATCGTCTTTAATGAAACAGTACAATCCATCAACTTCGTGTGTTGCTTCAGGTCTTTCGTCAATGTTCTTAACAATGAGAACTTGTCCATCATAATCTTCATTTACAACAAATTCACCAAGTGTCACCATTTGTTTGCCTGGTTTAAAGTTTACTTCTTTTCGTGTGAAGGACAAGAAGTTTGTGTTTGAATACTGTGCCAATCTCTTTTTCAAGAGCAAGTAAGCACTCTCCATTATATTAGCTGGAACAGGTTGGTTTCTATTTCTTAAACCAGTCTCGTCACAAGCATTAACAATTATATCACGAATTGTTGTTCGCATACTTATCTCCTTTTAAGGTATTGGTTGTAATAACCACCCAAACTTCTTGACGTCATCCATTGTCCAAGTTGAGGTTCTGTTAAACCATAGCTGTAGCCATTGTTGCCTAAACGAACAAAGGCTATATCACTGTGGGCAGGTTTTCTAATTTGTCTAACAAATGTTGACTGAGCGAACTGTGGAGTGTTCATCCCAGCCATATAAGCATAACCAGGATTGAACTCCACATCTTGGTCTTCAAATTGTTGCTTGGCTATTGGGTCTAGGTCAGCTAGCCCAGCAGCAAGCAAATAATCTTCATAACCTTGGTACTGCATTAATTCACCTCGTTACGGGTTTCCTTGTCAATTTGCGAGTTATTTTGTTTGATGGCTTCATTAACCATTTTCATTCGTTCTTTCTCCAAACCAAGTATTTCTTTTTCATATTTGGCTTGTTCACCAGCAACTTTGTATTCATTTTCTTGCTGTTTAGCTTGTATGTCTAATGCCTGGGACTGTTGTTCTTGTCCGAGCTTAGCCCATTCCAAGTTCATCTTATCTTCGTGTTCACGCAAATCTAACAAGTGTTGTTCTTTCTGGTTAATCAACTGTAACTGAAGTTCCTGAATTGTCTTCTTCAATTCGCCATTTTCAACAATCTGATTTTCAAGTTCATTCTGTGTTTCAACCAATACACCATTCATCTTGTTCAAGATGTTTACAGCTCTTGGGTCTTCGTCTTCAGTACTATCACTGATCCAGTTGATTTCAGGACTGTTAGCAACAATGTCGGCAACCAATCCATCCTTAACATCGGCATCCAATGTTTCCATATAATGCTTAGCAACAATCTTCTTTGTAATGTCATCAACCATATTTGAAACAGCTAACAATTCTTGTCTGCGTTTCATTAACTTTGTGATGACTTGGGGACCGTTAATAAGTTTGAACTCAGGTAATTTGTCTATACCTTCTTCCCAACAAAGTAACTGTATAATGTTTCTGCTGAAACTAAAAATAGTCTGGTAAGCATTTTCGTACAAAATACCAACATTTGATTCACTGTTAGCTTGTTGTGTAAGAATTTCAGTAGCTGTTTGGTCTTTCATCATTGGGTTCAAACCCTGTGAAGGAATACCAATAGTAGCAGCCATCAAATCGTTACAGCTTTGAATAGTAGCCATCAAATCTTGTGTCTGGTACTGTTCAATGATAGGTGTAGGTGGAGTATCGCCATTATAAACGGCAACCAAAGATTCTTTTGTATGTAATTTTTGATAGAACTCTTCAAGGCCATCGTAAGCTTTGGCTGGCATTAGGAAGTTAGCCTTTGGTGTTCTGTTTGCTCTTTCCAACAATGTAGAGTAACCAAGGTTCAAACCAAATTGAAGGTCCTTAGTCATATCAACAATGCCGTTATAGTCAATCTTGTTTCCGACTACGATTTCATTGAAGCACAATCTGTATATAGGGATTCTGTCAATGTTAATGTTTACTTTGTTTACAATTTTATTACCACAACACTGGTACATATCAACTGAACCACT